CGGCATCAACTCCTTTCCAAATTAATGACAATAAAGACATATAATTCTCCTTGAATTGCACTCAAACCTTCTTTGACTCACAGAGTAAAATACTTGAGATTATATGCCCCGTAATATCAGCAAATACCTTGCCGGCAACAATTATTCTTTAAGAAGACTGCAAAGGGTATCTTCCATACTTTTTTACTGCTTGCGCCATGGACCAGATTTTCTCTACCTTGCAATACTGCTTTTTCATGTGCTTCTCGAAGTATACCTGTCTTATATTTCTGTGGCATTTGCACTTCCCCTACATTCTCTCGAGGAATGCCTCTTACCCAAGATGTAAGTGTTCCTGAGGAATTCCACTCAAGTACAGATGCTATAGAAGCCGATACAGGTGTAACCAAATCCCCATCCAATCGAATGATACCACGCACAAAATCAACGGTGATGAAAGGGCGTACGGCCTCGGTGATCAAAACATAGTCGGTTCTCACATATTCCAATCCTCTTCTAACAGATTCCTGTCTTGTTTCCCCTCCCTCGACAAATACAGCTTTGGACACACCATATTGCAATACAGTATCTTCAACCACCCATTTCTGTTCATCCTTCTGTATCACCTGTGGGCAAACCACAATAATTTGTTCAATTTCTCTCATAGATTGCAATATCTCCAAAGCATGGACCATGATAGGTTTTCCACCTATTCGTGCAAATTGTTTTGGGTATCCCAGTTTAGCCCTCTTTCCTTGCCCCGCCGCAAGATAAATGACATCAATCATAATTTATCACCTCTTTTCTATCAGTTTAATCAAGGCCTTTCCAATCTGTCCTTCCGGTATTACATAATGCTCTACTGCTTTCATGAAAATAGCTATCTTTCTCTTGTCCGGTATCCAACCCTCTTGAATCTGTTGAATCGCTTTTTGACATTCCTGTTCACTACCAACCTTGAATGCCCCCGGGGCTTCCTGCCAAAAAATGTCACCAAATGCCAATGCCGGTTTTCCACGCATAATTGCCTCCCAACCCACCGTTCCTGTCGCGGTGGCTATAACCAATGAATTATCAATCAACTTATATGAGGGCTCATTTCTATCGATAAGTCTTACATTTGGTAATTTCAATAACCGCTGGTAATATGCAATACTGCGATTCTTGCTCAGATGTGGATGTTCTTTGACATAGACAGGAAGCCCTGTTTTTGAAAGAATTTCTGTAATAAGAATTTGATCTACGAACGGCCATGCAAGAGTGGCCGTAGTCGCTTCCGGCTGGTAATGCAATGCATGATAAATATATGGTTTATCATATTTTGGAGGGGTGGTGTGCTTATCGTAAAATGCAACAGCGGGTTTAATTGCCTTTCTTGTCCTACCTGATGTATGATTAATATGGACGGGTTTTGTTAATCTCTTTTTTCTCTCCCAATGCTCCTCCCACAATTTTTTCAATGTGGAAACAAGAACAGGAACTTCTTCCTTTTCCAGCAAGGCATTGTATCTTTTTCGTATTTCAAACATTGGATCTTTCAGATCCTGCGCCCAATAAATCATGTTTGGATGGAAGGGATAACTGGTATATACAGGAATCCTTTTTCTCCTGCATAAATGGTAGATTATATTATCATAACCAGCGGCCCCTACTATCCCATTTCGAATAAAAACATCTATCTTTTCCTTATCCAAAAAATAATCCCAATATCTGAGGTGATTCATGTAATGCTTTTTCCGACTTTCATACGCTCCCCCCATTTTATGCACCCGTTCAAAGATTTTCAATGTTTCTACTTCGCAAAGAGCCATCTCCTCAATTAGGGACTTAGACAATGATGGGATTTCATCCCAGTTCATTGAAACATACGCCTTTCCCTTATTCATCATCCGATGATTGTGTAATCTTATTCTTCCCACCTGTGATTTCGGTATGAGTTTCTCATGATGCATACTTGCCGAACCAAAGATGTGGCATGTATCAAATCCTGAATAATCCAGAATACATTTCAACAACGGAACGGAACGCTCCTTATGTGTCACTATCAATACATTCATTTGTTGGTTATCCTCTTTCTAAAATAGCTTTCAAATATTCATCAATTCGCACCCGTGCATCCTGCTTAAATAGAGAACGCAAATAAATAATTTGTCTTGTCTTATCATGGGGGCCTCTATGTTTCTTCCGCCCCTTATGTGTAAGAATCCTCGTGCGCCTCGTATTAAATTCAAACCCAGGTGGTAAAGTATAACCCGTGTAATACCCTGTCTTTCCAAAATCTATACCATATATTGATAACACGCTAAGTTTAGAAAGTAATAAATGCTTAATTGCAAGAGTGCCCATATTTGGATCAGTTTCTTTAAGGCTTTTTTGAAGTTCATGTAACAACTTATGGGAAATATAAATCGTAGGAATACGCCCCTCATTAAACTTGAGGAAACGTTGCGTTTTTCGCTTATTCCTATTAGCCCCAGTAGATGGGTCATGCTTTGCAATCCACCATTTTACACCATCTTTTTGAAGCACCTCAATACCATTTTTTGCCTTTTCCCCTATCTTACACAATACCCCTTTAATCCGCCCACAGGTATGATACACCACATCCGTCCGACTACCTATACTCGCACACAATAATTCAGGTAACGGGAAGGAATTATTCAAACGAACAACCACATCATGGGCATCTATTTCCGCTCCATTCTGGCCTTTCATCAAATACCCCGCAGGCCCAACCAGAGCCACCCGCTTCCCTTTCAAATATTTAAAATATCTACGATTCAACTTCCCCATCACCTATAGCCCCCTTTTCCAATAGGCACCATTGATATGTCGTATGCACAATACCTGAGGATAATTTCCTCAAGTCTGGATAGCATTCCATCAGTTCCCCCACAAAATCACGTTTCCAAAAGGCATCAGAATACCCACGATACTCCACTTTTTCTACCCGTGAACTATAATGTTCCGTCAAAAAGATATACCGATTGCTGTGTTCATACAGTTTCGCATAGGCTTGTTTTAGAAATCGTGGATTCAAATGAATCAATAAACCCTTGGAAATAACCAAGTCCGCCTTGATGGGCATATCATCAAATATGGACTGGGTAAATATCTTTCCCGCATCAGTGACCTGTCTTAATTTCTCTGCTGCCGTTGCATTAATTTCCACTGCGTACATATTGACATCTGGCATAATTTTTCTAATTGCCACCAAATTCAGTCCTACTCCAGCCCCAAATTCAAGAACAGATTTGATATTTTTTCTCTGCCTCCCTTTGATTGCTCCATTGAATAATTGATAATTGATAGAAAGATGCTGCCTCCCCCGGGCTAATGTGTTTTTATTCTTCTCCGGTACATATATGGTGTTATATTTAGTGTATCTGTCGCCTAAATCCCCGGCCCATCTTCTTTCCTGTTCTGTCCTGAACATATGCAAAACCCCCTTTTTAATTATGTTTTCACAACCATACAAGCAATTGCCCGCATGATAACGGTAGAATAAGCTCCATATAAGGCATTATAGACCCCAACTACATCCGGTGCCATGGGCATACGTATCTTTTCAACCGCCAATATTTCCCCTTCATCAACATTCTCTGACATCCTATGGGCAAATACAGATGCCTCCTGTTCATTTGCCTGAATCGCCCGTCTAACAGGGTCCGCCCCAGGATACTTATCCAAAAATGGATGTATATTCACCCCGCCAAATTGGAACTTGTCCAGAACGCTTTTTGGCACAATTTTCCTACCATGAACGCAAAGAAATAAATCACCGCCTGGACATGCCTCGAAGTCCATAGGCATAGCATGAAATGGACCAGGTATCCCGTATTTAGGATCTTCAAATACAGCAATTATTTCTTGTCCACAAACCTTGGCAGTGAGGAGGCCTATCATTCCTGCCTGCTTATTTCCGTAGAAGACTATTTGCAGCAAGGCATACCACTCCTTTCAAAGTTGAAGTATAGAGAGTCCCAATACCGTCCATTGTAATATTTTCGATTTGGAAGGAAAGCAGTACGTGCGCCATATTTCTCAATCAATCTTTTCCAAAACGAAATCGCTGGATTGCACATATAACATTCCCCATATATATTATCAAAATTAAGCCTCCAGAACCCCTCTTCCAATAGTTGGTGAACTATGGCTTCCCCATATCCCTTATTTCGTTCCACCGGATCCAACATTATTGAAATTTCTCCACACCTATTCTCCCATGAAATATTGACAAATCCCGTCAGGCCAATAATCTTATTTTCGTGTGTCACCGTCCAAAACCGAATATTGGAATGACGAGAGCAAATCTGTTCCTCATAAAACCGTTCTTGCTGCTCTTTTGTCAGTGGAAACGGTGTCCTTAAAGTCTCGAGGCATGTATTTCTCTTCTCCATTGTCTTACCAATTCCATGCTTTCTTTCGTCGGTGCCTCAAAATTCACCATTTTCATCATAATATTTCCCTCAACTCCTCTGGTGTAATAGCAAATTCCCCAGCATCTAGCCCCGTCGAACCCAGCAGTTTGTAATGCTTTTCCCATATCCCCGGCTGATATTTTTTGAATAAGTTCAACCCAACAGTATGATCTGAAACACCAACGATCTTAAGATTCCAATTAGTGTTTTCATAATCCTGAATCCCGGCCGGGTACTTTGAAATACATGCCATATATTTTATTGATTTGGTGTATTCATCCCCTGTATCTTCAAAAGGAACAATATTCGCATTATCACCACTCACATATACAGGGATTCTTCTTGGAACCCAACTTATCAACCAATCCAAATCACGCCTATTTGCTATCTTGACGAAAGGGATAGGATACTGCAATAAGAAATCAAGACTTTCTCTATCAAATACACTTGAGGTGGTTTTGTATTCCTTCGTAACAGCATAATAATAGGCATAATCAAAAACATCATGACGTAAGGGTATATTTTGCCCGGCTTCTTTGAAAAGCTGCCACTTGATTATAATCTCATGTTTCCCTGTATCAACAGCTTTCAAAGCATCAATCATATGTTTCACTATCCTCTTATCATTCTGACATGTATTCCCTGAACCAAAATCCAATACTATTTGTCCCATATCAAATCAATCCCTCCTTAAAATATTTCCTTGTATATCCTCTATCCACCCTACGAAACGGTCGTCCATGAATCCTTGACAATCTATCCTTCTTTTTTTCTCAAAATCTTCTTGGGCCTCTTCATAAGTAGAAAACTCATCCGTTCTTCGCGTCCCAAGAACGAAATAAACAACCTTGAATCCCCCCATCTTTGACCCTCCTTCACCATTAATCCTTATCCTTTCAGCGGTTTGGTGTGTATCCCACATTCCCCACCACATTTAGAAGTATCTTGCCAACGTCCGTCTCTTTCACCTTCCCCACTTGTAGCAATATTTGAACACGGAGCACATCCCAAACTTCTATACCCTTCACCATATAATGGATTGACATCAATTTTATTGAGTGCTATATACTGCCACACTTCACGCTCTGTCCATAATAGAATTGGGTTGAGTTTAATCAAACCTACATCCCGCTCCTCGATTTCCTCAAATGCAACTCTCGTTCGCCCTTCTGTGCATCTTAACCCTGTCACCCAACATGTCACATTCATTTCTTCTATAGCACGATGGGTGGGTTCAACCTTCAAGAGCTGACAGCATCTATCTGGATCCGTACGGTATAACCCGGTTACTGGATTTTTACTCTCAAATACCTGAAGTTCTGGATATTTTGTGACTTCCCGTTGCATAAATTCCTTCGTAGCTTTCGGTTTGTAGATTGTGGTTACAATGAAACCTCGGATCTTCTGGTTCACCTGCTTTGCCAAATGCCAAACCACTACACTGTCCTTACCAAGTGAATTGGCAATGACAAGACCTTCCTGATGCCCTTCATATGCATCCCGTAGCAAGCCAAGGCTCCTTTCTACCTTTTGCTTGAAATTAAGTTCTTGTACCAAATTGTAATTCATATTCCTTTCCCCTTTCAAATTATGTTCTCCCTCTAAATGGAGGTGTTCACAACCTCAATAATCATATCCTGTTCCTCTTCCTCTAATTTTGGAAACATAGGAAGACTCAATATTTCCATATAAGCCTTCTCCGCCTCTGGACAATTTACTTGATATCCAGCATAAAATGAATGATAGTAAACAGGCCTATAATGTATCTGCGTTCCAATCCCTTTCACATAAAGCTTCTTTCGTAATTCATCTCGATTCGGCACCTTCACAACATATAAATGGTAAGAATGCCATAAAACTGTCTTTAAATGTTTCACTTTCAACTCCGCATCATACCGTTGGGCAATTCTTCGCCGTTCTTCTATCCACCCATCCAATTTTTTCAATTGACTCATTCCCAAGGCGGATTGGATGTCCGTCATACGATAATTGTACCCCAGAACCTTCATATCCCCTTCTTTCATTCCATGACTTCTGAACTGATAGATCTTTTCTGCTATTGATTTTATTTCCGTAACAACCATACCTCCTTCACCCGTTGTGATATGTTTAACCGGATGAAAGGAAAAACAAGTGGCGTCCGGAAGAAAGGACACCCTCATAGAATGACAGGCATCTGACACTAAGAATAAACCGTATGTATCAGCTATCTTACGCAATGTTATATAATCACAAGACTGCCCCGCATAATCTACCGCGATGATGGCCTTGGTTCTTGGAGTAATCAACCGTCCTATCTTGCTAATATCTATAAGCAAAGTATCCGGATCAACATCACAAAAAACAGGAGTGCCTCCCTGGTATAGAACACAATTTGCAGTCGCTGCGAAAGTGATTGCCGGGACGATGACTTCATCACCTGGGCCAATCCCAAGAGCAAACATTGACGCATGAAGAGCTGCTGTACCGCTTGACACAGCCACACCATAATTACATCCCGCTCTTTTGCATATGGCTTTTTCAAACTGTTCAACCAACGGGCCCGTTGTAAGAAAATCCGATTTCAACACATCTACCACAGCCTGAATATCATCATCACATATATTTTGCCTACCGTATGGAATCATCAATATCCCTCCTCATCAAATATTCTGCGTATTCTAAATCATCCCTAGTATCAATATCCACTGCACGTTCCCGGGGCAGTCTGTAGGCAAGCTGTGGCATAACAAAGTATGACCTATGCCTCCTCAAATGCTCCACAGACAGAATAATAATTGAACCTGTAATATGGTAAAGTTGAGGAAGTTGCTGGGATTTGACATTTTCATATTCGGGAAATTGGAAGTGCATCTGTCCATTTTCCTCATCCACAGAAACCGCCCGAAGTGGTGTATGGGCGAACTCTACTACACTGAATAACGAAAGACCTTTCCCTGTTTTGTAAAGTTCATACGCCCCTTTGACATCATCAGCATTTCGTAAAGGGGAGGAAGGGTAGAGGATGCATATATGATCATATGTCCTGCCCGCCTTTTCCAAGCACTCCAAAGCATGAAGGCATACATCTACAACACCTGCTGGGTTACGGGCGAGCACCATGGGACGCATAAGAACTTCCACGCCATACTCCTCTGCAATACTTTTTACCTGCACATCTTCCGTAGAAACAATAATGTCATCAAATATACCAGCCTTTTTTGCTGCTTCTATTGTGTAGTACAATACAGGCTTTCCATTTAATATCAATATGTTCTTCTGAGGTAACCTTGTTGATGCCCCTTTGGCTGGTATAATACATATAGTTTTCATTTTCATGGTAGTATCATCCTTTCACAACATTATCCGAGGATATTGGGGTGTCCTTCTTAATGTCCTTTATAGCAGTAACCCCATTTAGTTCATACAAGTTTGGTTCATAGCAGTTCTCCTGTTCTAACATTCGGATTTCTCGGGTGTTTTTAGTTGTGACAGCCTCTCCAACTCTGATATCCTCCATAGCAATCCACATACGAAACCATTTTTTTCGTTGTTCCAAATCCCCAGCACTTGGTATAAGGGTATCAACTCCCAGCATCACCTCAACCTCCCTCATTTTAGAAACGTATATCTTAAACATATCAGGAGGCAAAGCTAAATGTTGATGGTGTCCTTTGACATCAAGTGAGGTAGTCACTCTTTTTTCCAAAAAATCTGCCCCAAGAGCCAACGCCATTATATCTCCAGTCAATCCCCGTCCGGAAGCGGAGTATCCTACTGGACAATTGAACAAATGCTTCAGATACGGAATCGTTCTCATATTCATTTGTTCACTGACCTTTGCATGCGTTGTATGCACTAATATATAATTGTCATGCCCTAACCATAAAATACTCTCCATTAATTCATGAATCACCACTGGACCTGTATCAATTATGACGGGTTTTCCAGTCTTTCCAATTTCCCTCCATAACCATGGGTAATTAAAATCCCATGAACTGAGCTTATACCACTTAAGCTGAAGTTCTTCCACCCATTCAATACCAGTTGGGGAATTAACCGTGGCAAAAAATGTGATCCCCAATTCATCTGCATATTGCTTTACTTGCTTCCACTCATTAAGAGGGAGTCTCAATTTCTGTAGCATATCATACATGTTTTCACTCTGTGCCCCTTGGGTATTCTGGTATTCATAATGGTATTTCCTATCCACCATTATTTCATCCGGGAACCAGAAGATAAACTTGACGGCGTCCGCCCCGGCATCCTTGGTAATTTTCACCAGATCCATCGCCGCTTGGAAAGACCCTTCAAATGTTGTCCCGACTTCTGCCGTTATGAATGGCTTGCATTTTCCTAACTCTACCATCTTTTCTTACCTCCATTTATATCAATTTTTTTAATTCCTCTTTCATTAACCATTTGGTATTGGTAGCGGAACAGTATTCAAAATTCTCTGGAACGGGTTTCCACCCCTCCCCTAATATTTCATCTGTCCACGAAAATTCTGGTTTGATTATACTGTGTAATGATTGTGTATCTTTTCTCCTGGGCGAATTCCAACTATCTTTTTTTCACATTCAGGACAAATAGCATCTGCGAGATCCGTAATCCGCATTGATGGTACCTTTGGAACAAAGATTTCTCTTCCTTGCATTCGATACAATGATTGCAAGACAAACTCAACTGCCTGCTCCAGAGTAAGCCAAAATCTGGTCATATCTGGATGGGTAATAGGTAGATACCCAGTAAAAGCAATGGATTTAAAAAATGGAATCACACTTCCTCGAGATCCCATTACATTTCCATATCGAACTACGGAAAATTTTGTTCCTCCCTTAATTGAGTAGGCATTCGCTTGAACAACTAATTTTTCCATGCAAGCCTTTGTCACACCATAGAGATTTAATGGCTGAACAGCCTTATCCGTACTGGTGGCAATCACCTTTTCAACCCCTTTATCAATAGCTGCCTCTATGACATTCTGTGACCCAAAGACATTTGTTTTTACCGCCTCATAGGGGTTATATTCACACGAGGGAACCTGTTTCAGGGCGGCGGCGTGTATTATGTATCTCACACCTTCAAACGCCCTACGGAGCCTTTCCTTATCTCTTACATCTCCCACAAAAAATCGCATCCGCTCATCTGGGAATTTCTTTCCCATTTCATACTGTTTTAATTCATCCCGGGACAATATAATAATTTTGTCTATATCAGATCTGGTTAATAAGTCCCGGGTCAATGCATGTCCTAATGATCCCGTCCCACCTGTGATAAGAATTGTGTTTTTCATCCCCATTTTCCCCCTTTTTTCCTATTTGAGTATGGTAATATTTTTACCTCCTCTTATTTACTCCTCTTTTTCTTTTTTTCCACCATATTTCCGACCTCAACAAATGATTTTGCTAAACTATCCACCATCTGTTCCAATTTGTATTTCAATACAAGCAATGTAGTTGCTTCCTTATCACAATATTCTTCTGCAAGCCATTGGTATTCATATGTCACTATATATTCCTTTCCAAAATAGAAACCCTTGGCTTTGGAATAGGAACCTGGGACGTTCTAACCTTCTCATACCACCCCTGCATCCCTTCCCGTTCATACTTTCTACGAAGGAATGGGTTTTGCTCTAGATGTGTTCTCTGTGCTTTCTGCCAATCAAGCACTTTTCGATGGGCTTTATTCTGTACGCCTGAATCAATAGATACCATCTCCCGTCTTTTCCAGGTTTTAATTTGCCGTTCTATGTATCGCTGCTGCTGTTCCGCCTGGTAAGTCATTTTTTGTGCCGTGGCATATCCATGTTGGTCAATTAATTTTTGAGCCTCTGGATCTACTCGCACACTTAATTTGTCTGGTGATATTCCTGGGAAATAGGGGTTCATTCCATGTTTGCAATTCGAATGGAATAATCCGGCATTCACGGCGTCTCTTAGATATCCATCATATTCTTTTCCTACTGGCATCCTATTTCATCCCCTTTTATAACATCTATAAATTCAACGCTCTTCCTTATTTGAATATCTACTTCTTCTCCGTACTTCATTTCGCATTTCATTCTGCAATTGATTAAAAAGATTCTTCATTTTCGGTGGAGCATCTGGTTTAAGCGTAATTCCAAAAGGAATATCTTCATCCTCGTTTGGAATAACCCATTTCTGAAAAAGCTGTCCATAAATATCACCATCAAGTAACATTATTAATGACCCCCTCTTCCTTTTCTAAGGTATTTTTCAACCGTCTGAACAATTGTTTTGGACAATGTTCTTGGAGCAGCACTTGTATGAAATTCACCAAATGCTTCTGCAATAAATTCTTCTGCAATAAATTCTTCTGGATCTGTAGCTGCGTAAGATGATAGATTCTCACTAATATCTCCAATTTTCATTCCTGCCTGTTTCAAAGAATCCCGTTTTATTGTCTTAAAAATACCAGCTCCATGAACTCGTTCCACATCACGAAGCATGGCATGAGTCGCCTCATGATGAATCACAGATGTCCATGTTGTACCTTTCGGATGAAGCTTATACTCTATATCTGTTAAGTGTCTCTGCACAACATGATCAAATCCCTTACCAAAATAATCTGCATTCAATCTTATTTCTTGCATGTCAAAATCAAAATACGCGGCACCATTTATCTCATTCGCTGGAACCATTTTCACCTTTCCAATCAAATTCTTCACTCCTGGATGCTGTTGATTAAATGTAATCAAAGCATTATTAATTTCATCCGCAGTCTGTATATCCATTCCGGGAATACTTGTATAATCTGCGGGACGCTGTAATTGTGATTGTAAATATTTTTCCGCATCTAGTAGTGTTCGATCAGATGCTTTTGGCATAGCTAAAGGAGGAGTAGAAGACCCCATGGTGGTCGAAGAAGCACCAGCCACCCTATCCTTCCTGATGCTTTGTTTTGTCCCTGTCCTCAATATCTTCCCTTCCCATGGTGCACATAATTCACAGGTCGTAAAATGACTTGTTATACGCACTAAATCATATCCATATTCCGCATACCTGTTTAAGCTGGCTTGCATTGCTGCATGCCCACTCATTGTCCTGCCTACCATTTCCGCATATGAATCAACACTGACATGAGCTCCATTTTTATATACCACGGAAGTCAATCCTCTTCTTGCATAGTCATCAAGCATCTTCTGGGACAAGGCTCTTCGCGTAAATATATCCGATTCCTTGAACGTTGCTTCACCTGCCATAACCGCTACATCCCGATGTAAATCATGAGCTGCTCTAAGTATCTGAAAATTTGTTTTTTCGAATGTTGAAAAGGCTGCATTCCTGAATGTATTGTAAAATGTCAAATGATGCTTTAATCCAGCTGAGGAAAAAGCAGATTTTACATTATTTGGAATTCCTCTTGGAATTGCTAAGGTTGCCTCTTTCCCGGCAAGCATCGTGCCTTCTGTAATTGTTCCTTCACCTTTTGGCAAATTTAATAATTCTATTTCTCCATCAGCATGGGCTGCTCCTCTAAGATAAGCTTCAGCCAAATCATCCCCGGCCCATGCTTGCCATTTCTTATTCCATGCAGAAAGCGTCATATTAACCCGGGAGTCAAAGGCCTTCCCAGCAGCAATAACATTATCCGGATTTTTAATGGCAGACATATGTAGTTTTTTCAAAGAATCCCCGACTTGCAGAACAACATCTTCCCCAGCAAGTGCCAATGAGCCCGCAAGGCTTTCATATGTCTTTGAATTAATCACGGTTTGCTTCCTCTTTCTCACTGCGTTCTGCAATAACACGTAGCATTCGCATTTTGACTATGCTAATAAAGGCATTTCCTTCATTAATCAATGACAGCTTCCTTCAAATAAGGATGGACATTTTCATACATAGATGGTGGATTCAATTGTATAACTATTTCAAAAGATTTATCAATTCGCTCTTTGACCGTCCTAAAATTCAAGACTGGTGACTGTGCAATTGATTCAATTTTCTTCAATGCATTGCTTAATCGACTGGCCATTCTTCCTACTTCATTCCGATACACTTCTTCAGCATTAGTTTCCCATATGAATCGCACAGGATGTTGATTTTTATTCATATTCACCATATATTTTTCCTCCTCAATACATTGACCCCCCCTCAACATCAATACTTTAAAAAATCCGATTGAATCCATGCTATTTCATCTTTGTACTCACCCTCTTGAACACGCACTTCGATTCCATTGAACGTTATCTGAATCACTTTGACATTTGTTCCTGTTTTAAGCAGGAATATTTGCCCTCTATTGAGCATGTTTTCAGCTCCAGTTTTATCATCCGCTGCAATATAC